ACTATATTATACTATATAGCTTAATTAGGTATTGTGGATAACTATGTGGATAACTTTATTATCTTTCCCCTTAACTACCTTTTAAGTTAAATTAACATATGAGCGAGCGAAAAACCAGATTCCAGAAAGCGATGGCAGGTTCTTTTGATGATATTGATGTTTTTACCAATATTAATGAAATTAGAAAGCTGGGCAATGAGATAGAACTTTTAGACGTTATTAATCCTACTTCTTCCACATACGGAAAGATTGCCGAGCTGTTATCCAGAGTAAAAGCACTCAAGGAATTCGAACTGCTCTCAGACGGAGAAAGTCTATTTATAAACCATCCTAATTAAGTATGGCTTACACCAGAAAGATAAAAGGCGTTGAATATACGCTCTATAAGGATGAAAAAGAGTTTAGGCGACATAACCCTAAGCAAACCATACAATCCGACTGGAGAGAGGCAAATACGGGCGACTGGATTAAAACGGATGACGGACAGGTAACCGTAGTTATTAAAAGGGGTAAAATAAAAACCAGAGACAGAAAAAAGAGTAGAAAGGATGAATACATCAGAACTTTACTGGGTATGGCTAATATTAAAAGGACAATACATATTGAGGGAGAGCCAGTTCATGATATATGGCGTTTTGGGAAGAAGAATTGGTATGCCAAAATAAAAGACGGCAATTTATCTGTATCTAAGCGTATATTTGCGAAGTATATAGCTAGTGGTATGAGACCGATTGATGCTTTTATGAAAGCTCATGAGAATACTAAAAGCTTAGATTATGCAAAACAAAAGACAAAGGTCTTATTAAAAAGTAAAAAGGTTAGACAGTTGATAGATAAAGAAATAGAATTGTTATTAAATGAAACTGGGATTACAAAATCTTATTTATTAGAAAAGACAAAAGATATTGTAGAAGCCTCTGGTTCAAGAGATTCAGATAAAATGAGAGCCATTGAAACATTAATGAAGATTTCAGGTATGTTAAATTCGGAAAAGAAAGTGGACTCTGTTTCATTGATACAGGAATTCACAGGATTCAGTCAGGAAAAGTTAGAAGCGTTTAAAGCGGGAGTATTGGCAGAACCAAAGCCAATGAAATTAAATGGAAAAAAAACCTAGTATCTATTTCCCGGTTCGATTAGCCTCTAAAACTGAATTAAAAGAATTAATTTATGGGACAAACTACTGCCCCGCCTGTGATTGTGAAGTTATAGGGAGTACCGTTATGAGTAAATTACCATATTTAGACTCTATGAATAAATTGAGCGGCTGGATATGTGATATTTGTGAAAGTGTCTTTGATTTAAAGGACAATCTAGTTCAATTCGGCAGTTTTGACAGTAGTGATATTTATGAAGCATAATGCCTGTACCATTTAAAAAAGATTTTAATATAACACCCAGCCCCAGTGAAATGAAGGAAAGGGATGAAATTCTCCAGAATTCATATAATAACCTGATTTACTTTGGCAGAGCGTTCCTGCCCAATGATTTTTTAAAGAAATCTGAATCAGCACCCTTTCAATACCACATTGCCAAAGAATTGATAACTACCAAGCCGGGAGCTAGGATATGTAATATTATTCCAAGGGGTCACGGTAAATCTGTAATGGCAAAAGCTGCTATTATGCACAAACTATGTTTTTCTAAAACAGATGAACAGCATTTTATCGCTTGGGTATCAGAAGAACAAGGTCAGGCAATAGACCACCTTAAATACCTACGGAGTCATTTTGAGAATAATAAAATGATAAAATATTATTTTGGTACAATGGATGGCGGTTCTCTTGGAAAAAGATGGACAGAAAAAGATATTGTTACTGCAAAAGGCGATAGAATGATTGCAAAAGGTACTTCTCAGAGATTAAGAGGTCGTGCGGAGGTAGATGTTCGTTATACTGGTATTGTATTAGATGACTTTGAATCGGAATTGAATACCAAGACACCAGAACGCAGGTCTGAAATCAAAAAGTGGATTGTATCTACAGTATATCCAGCATTAGAGGAGACCCCCGGTAATGAAGGCTGGATATGGCTTTGTGGTACGATTGTTCATTATGACTCTTATCTGCAAATGACTTATGATGGCTGGANAAAAGCAAANGAAGATGGGCGTGAGTATCCTTGGACAGTAAATTTTTATAGAGCGATAGAGAATGGTAAACCATTATGGGAATCTCAGTTTTCAGAAAAGAAATTACAGGCTAAAAAGCGGGAGTTTATTGAAGCGGGTTTGGTGAATAAGTTTGCTCAGGAATACATGAATGATGCTCGTGATATTACCAATGCTGCTTTTAAAATAGATAGAATTCAATACTACAACGGTACATTTAAAAAAGAAAGTAATATGCCTTATATTATTGAGGGAGATGATGCTATTCCTATTAATGTCTATATTGGTGTAGACCTAGCTGCCACCGCTACTGAAACATCTGACTTTCAGGTAATTATGGTTATGGGTATTGATTCTAATAAGAATAGATATATTTTAGATTACTTCAGGGAAAGAATACCAACCTTTGATGTGCCAGCTAAAATTATAGAATATGCTAAGAAATATTCTCCTGTTAGAAGAGTTACCATTGAAACAGTTGCTGCTCAGGAGATGGTTCGAGATATGGTAACCAGAATGTCTGCTACAGAAAGAAGACTGATGCCGGGACTGTTTAAAGGTGTTAAACCTCCAGCTAGGGTTAAAAAAGAAGATAGACTTGAAACAGCACTTGGTCAAATAGTGAATTCTAAAAAACTATACGTTTATAGACATATGACCGAATTAGTTGACGAATTCTTTGAACATCCTAAACCACGAAATGATGATTTAATGGATGGTCTTTATTATGCTGATTATTTTGCCCGACCCCCCAAAACAGAAAAAATGGGCAAAGATGAATTAAAGGTTAAAAAAGACAAATTTGATTACTATAAAATCAAAAAAGCCTACAACTGGGTAACTGGCTCAAAAATTTAAATAATATTTGTTTTTGATTTCACTTTATTCGTATAATACAATGAATGCCTAGATACTCTAAAAAATCAAAAGAGCGTCTTGCAAGCTGTGATGAGCGGCTTCAAGATGTCTTTAATGAAGTAATTAACTATGTTGACTGTTCTATTTTAGAGGGTCATCGTAGTAAAGAAAGGCAAAATAAATTATATGATGAAAATCGTACAAAAGTTAAGTATCCTAACGGTAGGCACAATTCTAGTCCTTCTAAAGCCGTTGACGTTACCCCTTATCCTGTTGATTGGGAAGACCGTGAAAGACAGACATTATTCGCTGGCTTTGTCCTTGGGCTTGCTAGGAACATGGGTATTCGTTTAAGGTGGGGCGGAGATTGGGATATGGATTTTCAGGTCATGGACAACCGCTTCGATGATTTTCCCCATTTTGAGGTTCGTGACTAATGGCTGGTACTACCGATACTGTTCCAGCAAGATTAACCCCCGGTGAATTTGTAATTAAAAGGGAGTCAGCAGAAATGTTAGGATTACCACTATTAGAAAAATTAAACTCTGTATCCGATGGTGCAGCTCATTCAAATATTGATTCTTTAATAGCAGAAGCAACACTATCTCAAATGCAACCTATGGTAGGTGGTGGCTCTGTTGGCAATGAAAATATCGCTGGTTATGAAAATGGTGGTGATGTCCCAAAAGACCAAGTTCTCCCAGATTGGAGTAAAATACGCCCTCAGCAACTTTTAAAGTTATTTAGAGAAAAGAATCAAGGGATATTTCCAACTGAACTAGAGGCTTCTATTTATGACAGGTCTTACTTTGTTGGTGATTCTCTTGAGGAAGCAGGGCTTGATGATTTTTCAGATAAATGGGATGATGAGTATAGTAAAGCTATGGGAGGTATGGGCGAATCGGATTATGATGATGCTAGGTGGTTTTTACAGGATATGGCAGCTAAAAGACCGAGAGAAATGACGGATGCTGAAAGAGCAGAGACTGACTCAGTATTAAGTGCTTTAACACCAGCGATTGCAAGATTATATTCAGAGAATCCTGATATATTCAAATCTCCTCCTGAAGGTACAACTAGGAAAAAAGGTGATTGGGAAGCTCAATATTATGATAAACAATTACCTCTTACTCACAATTATAAAAGAAGATTAAAGAGTGCTTTTAGAAATGCGTTACCCGGTTTTTATCCAGATAAGATGAGCGGCTATCAAAATGGTGGAAAAGTTCCGGGTTATCAAGATGGTGGTGTTAGTGACGCTACTGCTACTTCTGCTATGGATGAACTTTTAGCTCAAGCTATGTTAGCAGAATCTGCTCAAGGTCAAAGTCAATATTCAATGGTAGATGCCGATAGAATTGGTGCAGAAGAAAATGAAATGATGAATATGATAATGAGTATGGCTATTCCGGGTGCTGGTGTAGCTGGTACTGCAAAAGCTGTAACAGGAAAGATTCCTAAGCTTGCTTCAGAGATTATTAAAATGATACCAGCTAAAGGCAAACAAAAAGTTTTAGATAAAATAGCAGGTACAATGAAAGTCGCTCCCGGTAGAAAAGTAATCCAAAACCCAAAAAGAGATTTATATGATTGGAAAGACTACAAAGTTTTAAAAAACACACTACAGAAACCATTTGATAAAATGGACTTAGTAAATCCGGGTTATATGCAAAGATATACAAATAAATTAGTAAAGGCAAGAGATAAGATACATCTAAAACAAATTGGTGGTAAAGATGTTAGAACTGGTGATGTAGTAGATGCTGTTTATCCTCGTGGATTTTTAAATGTTGATGAATTAAAAAGAATAAGTAACCTAATTCCTAAGAAATATAGAGAAAGTGAAATAGCAAAATTATTAAAAATGTCTAAAGGTGGTTCTCAAAGCATTGGTGGTTATCAAACTGGTGGTAAAGTTCCAAAAGGTAGTCATGCTAGTGGTAAGTGGGGTGAGTTTGGTGAATATAATAAAGCTTTAGGTCAACCTGATTCAGCTGGGGTAGCAGAACAAGCAGGCATTATACAGGCTTTACTGGATGAATTAATAGCTGAAGAATCATACAAAGATTCTGTACAAAATGAAATGGATAAAAATTATTTATTAGATTCTTTAATAAATGAAGCACCTTCAATAAATGAAATGTTAAAAACATTACCTGATTCTCCGGGCTTAATAGAATCTCCTCAAAGACCTACTAAAAATCAATTTTTAGAAGAATTGTTAAAGCAAGGTGTTATTATTTAATGGAAAAAGACCAAAGAGCGGAATATAACGAACAACTTTTCAGGCAATGGAGAGATGCTCGTTCAGATTGGGATACTGAAGCTAGGGAAGATATTGATTTCTATTTAGGTAATCATTTTACGGAAGATGAATCTTCAGAATTATCTGCAAGAAATCAAGCAGATGTCCCAATGGACAGAACTTCTGCTGCAATAGAAAAATTTAAAGCTGTTTTAACAGCAAGACCCCCAGCATTTACAATAACCCCCAGAGAAGACTCCGATGTTAAGGTTGCTTCTGTTTGGAGAACTATATTAGGATATGTTTGGCAAATATCCGATGGTGATTCACAAATGAAACAGGCAATTCATGATTACGCTACTACTGGTCTTGGTTATTTATATGCTTATGTTGATTCAGAATCAGATTTTGGTAGAGGTGACGTGAAGTTCACATACCTAGACCCCTTTAGAGTATACGTATCTCCCTCTTCAAGAAACCGTTGGTGCGATGATGCTGACGGTATTATACTGTCTACTGTATTAACCCAAGAACAACTCATTAACCTCTACCCACAATTAGGGGATAGTGTAGACCCTGAATCAGGTGAAACTATCCCCGGATTAATTAATGAGATTTCTGAATATTCTGATATTGAAGGGAATGATTATCCATCTTCTCAAAATAAAAATTCTGTAGTTGCTTTTACTCCGGCTGATGTAAAAGATAAAGACTATATGGATGTTAGAAAATATCAAATATTAGAAAGATTTTATAAAGTTAAAGTTAATTTTTATTATGTAATAAATAATCAGGATTCATCAGAGATGATTATGTCTGAAGAAGAATTTGTTAATTTTTCACAGGAAAATCTTGATTTAATAGAAACTGGTGTTTTAACAGTTGCTCCTGTAGAGCAAACTAGAGTAAAGGTTTGTGCATCAGTTGGTGAAATTGTTTTATATGAACAAATTTTAAATACAGATATTTATCCTGTTGTACCATTACCAAATGTTTGGACTGGTACACCATATCCAAAATCAGATATATCAAGAGCAAAACCAATGCAGAGACTTTTAAACAAACTTTGGTCTCTAGCATTATCTCATGCTCAAGCGTCTGCTGGATTAAAACTTTTAGTACCACTTGGTAGTGTTGATGATGTCT